CATGGGCAGTAGATACATTATTACTTAATGATCCGGCTGCGACATGGGAATACAAAGAGCCAGTCCGATGGAATGATACTGTGATGGTTTTCTGTACAGTCAAAGCTTTCGGTGTGGAGCGTACAGCCCAGCTGCCAGTAATGGATCACAGGAATAAGGCAGTAGCTAATCCTGATGCCTTCCAAGTTAATACCGCTATGCAGCGCTGTCTAGCCAAGGCTATTGCTCTGCATGGGATAGGCTTATACATCTACGCTGGTGAGGACGTACCAAAGGATCAGGAATCAGCCAATCCACTGGATGCCATTAAGCCTGTGGTAGTGGCGCCAAAGCCTGTGGTTACTGGTGGAGAATGGCATCTCATGTATCCGAATAAACCTGATCCGGCAAAAAGCTTTGAGACTTCTGATCAGTGGGAGGACGAGTACAATTCCACAGCCATGAAGACAGCTAAGTCTGGTAGCTATACGCACCGAGAGCGCATGACTAAATTGCGTGAACTCAAAGAGGCTAACCAAGCTACGCTAGACAAGCTTGATCCAGTTCGTAAGCTTTGGCATGGCAAGCAATACGCTGATAGACTAAAGAGTCTTGGCGCTGCTATGCCACCAGCCCAACCAGAAGTCGAGCCAGTAGCAGAGTAAACCACAGGCACAGGATTATGCGTATGGTCTTGTGCCTGTCTTATCGATAATTAATTTCTGACCACGAGGTTTAGCATCAGCCGTATTAGGAATAGACACATGAGTCCACCTGTCAAACTCTCGTATGACCTGATCAAATGGAAGACCAGCTGCGATGATCGCTTTCACAACTTCATCAGGAGTCATTTGCGGAACTCGAATATCAGCCGCACATCCAAGCCTGTGCTGACTCTTATCCGAACTCCCTACGGCATCATTTACTTCCTTACACCTGAAGGCACTGTTTACGATAATAGGCTTGCCGCCTACCGCAGATTTAACCGTCTCCAAAAATGCAGCCAGTCGTTTAAGATTCGCCAGCTCAGATTCATTCGGCACATTATCAAACTCACGATGATCCGTATGCGTAAGTTCATCAAGAGTAAAGTGTTCACTTAAATTCGTTTACGTTCTTCCTCCAATATCATTTGACAGGCAGTTAGTTGGTAGACAATTTGGTCTGCTCGCTCGGCTTCAGCTGCAAGATCTCTGACAAATTCTTCAGGAAGGTAGCAGATTGTTTCTGGCTGATTGCCGCTGGCACTGGTGGTAGCTTCGGGCAGTCCGTTACTATTGTTTGTACCCTTGGCGCTTGGGAGGCGCAGCCCACCAGACTTATTAAACCCATCAAGCAAAGCATTCTTTTCATCCTGTACCTTTCTATTATCAGCAATTAACTTAGCCTCCACAGCTCTAAATTGTGCAGCCTGTCTGCGCTCAGTAGCTATGGCTGCGTCCTGCGCTTTCTTGATAGCGAGTGCAGCCTGTGCATTGGCTTCTGCTTTCTCTGCTTGCCACTCAGCCTGTATGACAGCCTGTCCTTGCCTGTGTCCGTAGAAGTAGGCAGAGATAGCCACCAGTAGCATAGCCAATACGATCCATGACCTAGGCATTCTCTTCCTTCCCTGCTTTGATTGATTCAATCTTTTCCTGACCACGAGTCCAAGCAGATATACCAAGGATAGCCATGAAGGTAATATGTATGAATCCACCTGATTGCAGAGTCAGTGAAGTCCATTCTCTGAATGCATCATTGGCTGCTTGCGTTTCCCAAAATTGTACGATAGTCCAGAAGACAGGAAAGATTACAAAGTCGCACAAGCAAATAGCCATGTAAGTGATAGCCATCATTGGTCTCCACTTCTTGGTCATCCAATCATCATTGTTCATTGACTACCTCCCTGATTAAACATCCACCGAATAAACCACGCAAACCCTGCAATGATCAGCGTAATTACAAAGCCACCAATACAGTTGTAAAAAATTTCCCACCTACGTTGACTAATCCTACGCAGTCTCATTTTCTCAGCAGCAAGAGCTAATCTTTTTTCAGTCTCTTCCCTGCGCTTTGCCTCTGCCTTTGCCTCACGCTCCTGCCTTAGACTGTTTAATCTGCTAGAGAAGTCATCCCACATACCAGCTTCATCAAAGTGATAGATGAAGTAATGCTTGATGTCATCATAGTGCTGCTTGATCTGCCGATCAATAGACATCATCTCCATCACATACTCAGCGTCAGACATGGCATCAGCTACAGGATTGCCAGCAGCTATTGCCTTGTCTTGTATTTCCTTTGCTTGCTCTAGCTGGGTACGAGCAGACTCATACTTGCTGGCAGCAGAGAAGAACTTTGTAATAGGAGCCATTGAGTCTTTGAGTTGCTTGCCAGACTCAACACACTTATTGATCTCATTGACTGCTTTGTTAGCCTCATCAGCAAAGCCTCTGATACCTTTGACGATAGCGCTAACACCCTGCACCACCATGATTGCAGTCGAGATAGGTTCCATTTCATTTGTCCTGCTTGCTATCCAACTTGTCAAAGATCTGTTTCAAGATTGCTTTAATCTCGCCAATGTCTGCACGATAGTCATCCTTCTGAACGTACTCACGAGGTAACTCTGCTAGTTTATCCTCAAGCTTCTGAAGCTTTCTAGTAATAGTGTTAAATACAAAGACACCAAGAAAGCCAGCAATAGCTACGACAAAATTAAATACAATCTGATTCTCCATGATTAAAACTCGTATAAAATATTGATTGAACCAGCGTCAAATGCATCCGTTCCATTTACTGTGGTTATTCTCACTCTGTCTAATACACTACCAAGAGTTACCCCGCCAGCCATTCTATATTGATTATTTCCGTCTGTTCTTGATAATATTCCTGTAACTGTCCAATTATTTGGAGTTAATAAAGTTAATGTAATAGTTCCATAATAAACATTTGCGGCAGCATTGTCTGACGATAAATTAAATCCAGTTGAATATGCAATTGTTCCAGTTGATACATCATTAGTTCTACCAAGATACCCAGATGTTTGAATGCCACCAGAAGTGCCTAATTGAACTATTCCTAATGAAGTGCTATTTGTACTTACACCATTCAACATAACTGTAATACGCTCAACTCCAGCAGGTATTCCAGTAAAGTCTTTGAATGTGCCTGACGTAGTAGCTTGCGCTGTCATTGCTGTGATGCTGGCAGGTGGCGCATTCCACGTTCCATCACCACGCAAAAAGGTACTAGAGCTAGGTGTACCAGTAGCAGACAATTGAGATACACCAACATTTGACCACGCTCCATCTCCACGTAGGAAGTTACCAGATCCAGCTGTACCTGATGCCTCTATCATTGCTATCTGTGTTTTAGTTAATGCCATATTAGGCTCCTTTAAATTCTAGTATTGCTACGTTTGCGTTAACGTGTGTCATCTTATATTCCTAATGCTGCTTTTATTTCTTCTGGAGTAGATGCAGAATCAATCTCTGTTTGCATATCCGCATACTTATCTCGCACTACTTGTCTAGCAGACTCAGCCCAAGCAGCTTCGCTAGGAATGGTAGCTTTAATATCTAGTGGAGCAAACTCTTCTGCTCGCTTTGATCTACGAATATCGTGAGCAATATTCTTAGCTTTGTCTATGTTAATGGTAATCATTTTATATTCCTTTTCCTATATCTTTTTGATGCCTCAGATTGACATATTTTGCAATACCTTCTGCCGTAATTAAATATTAAATCATGACCTAATTTACAATGTGTTTTTTTAGAGTTTGCGTTTATTTGGTTTTTAGAGTTTTCTGATCTTGTTAAAAGTCTAAGATGATTTGGATTTACACAAGACCTAATTTTACAAATATGATCAACGCACATATCTTTAGGAATTTCACCATTAAATAATTTATATGAAATTCTATGAGCTTCATGCGCTACTCTTCCAACTCCAAACCTCCCATACCCATCTTTACTTACATGAGCATCCCATAACCAACATCCGCTATTAGGTTCAGGAGAAACCTTATTCATAAACCTTTCAAGCATTTACATATTCCCATGCGTTACGGAATGTTCTATCTGTAGGAATGTCTTCAACATCTACAATCTTGTATTGCTTGCCAGTAGGTACATCTTTGGCAGCAATCTCTTCAATGGTTAATCCGCACTCGACCGCTGGAATAATGACAGATACACCGCCTTCATCGTTTGGGTAAATAATTCTTTGGTTCATAATTTTTCCTTTATCTAAAGACAGCCAAAGAGTTGTATGTAGAATCTCCAAGCGCTGAATTTGCCGCATGGTAGTTAACAAATCTAAACGAGCCTACTAATGGAGCAGAATAGGTAGTAGTAGAAGATAAAAATACGCTCATTACCCCACCATTAGTATTCGATGACGATTGAGTTGGGCCAGTTGTAACGCAGTAGTTAGTGTCTGGCATAGCAGTAGCAAAGTTAAACGTAAAATTACCAACACCGTTATCAGTAATGCTTGAGCAATTACCACTACCGTAAATTGATACTGTGCCTGTGCTGTTAAAGTTTACCCAAGCACGACAGCCGTATGCTGTAGCTAATGAACCGTAGCCTGAGTTGAATTGGAAGAGTCCTGCTGTAGTGATACGTGCTTGTACTGCATTATTAACAGTAAAGTCTAGAAGAGTTGACGCACCAATTGCATATAGCGTAGCCGCACCAGAATTGGCTTGTAACCGTGTGGTTTCTGTTCCGTTTACTTGCAAAGAAACAATACTTCCAGTTGTATTATTTGCTGTCAATGAAGTATAACCTGCTGCACTAAGCGGAGTGTTTGTTCCAACCCCTACGTTGCCACTTGAATCTACAGCAATAGGTAATTCCTGTACAACACCTGATCCAGAAGTATTGCGACCAAGAACTTTTGCAGCAGTAACATTTTGTATTTTTGCGTATGTTACGTTTGAGTCTGCAATCTTTGTTGTACTAACTGTGCCATCACTTGGTACACCAATAGATAATGGTGCAGTCCAGACTACCTCTATGTTTCCAGTCCCAGTAGGTGGTGCAGTGCTAAATGTCAGCGTAGTACCTGACAATGAATAAGTATCTTTTTCCTGATAGACACCAGATACAAACACTTGAGTATTGTTCTCACTACCTGCATCACCAGATAAAGTAAATGCTACAGTAGATCCATCTCCGCTGAATTGATCAACTGCTACATTGGTTGATCCTAGTCCACTAGTTACTGCAAGCCATTGGTTACTCTCAAAGTCTGCAACAAATGTAGTGCTAGTGTATTGAGATCCTATGGTTGCTGAAGTTGCGCCATTGATAGTATCCGATCCAGATCTAACAATAGACACACCGTTAGAGTCACCAGTCCATTTAACTATAGCAACTTTAAATCCATCAACTACTGTGCTGATTGCTGGGAGTGTAATTGTTACTGCACCACTTGTTGTGGTTACACGAATTAAATCACCAGCATCAGCCAACACTACAGTATAGTTTGCGCTCTTATCTTGTACAGCTGAATACAATCCAGAAGCTACATTTGCTGCTGCTAATGCTGCTGAGTTTGATGCATTGCTGGCAGATGTTGATGCTGATGATGCGCTGTTACTTGCGTTAGTTGCGCTAGTAGATGCAGCTGTTGCGCTGTTAGATGCATTGGTTGCTGATGTGCTTGCTGATGATGCTGATGCACTTGCATTTGATTCGCTTGTGGCTGCTGCGCTTGCACTAGCACTAGCAGCTGATTGTGATGTGCTGGCATCTTGTGCATATTTCTTTGCAGAGAATTCTGTACCATCTACAGTGCCACCAGTCTTAGTAGCCCATTCTTTAGCTGCACCTCTACTGGCTGTATTAGTAACACCAGTGCCACCAATAGACCATGCCTTAGAAGAATAGTCAGTAGAGTCTACAATGCCATTAGTTTTCTTTGCCCAGTCAGCAGCTAATTGAGCAGAAGACGCATCAATAACAAGATCAAACTTAGCAACATCAGCATTGCTAGATATTGGAGCAGATCCTGATGACACATGAGCAGTATTAACCCTGTAAATATTCATGTTTACAGGATCTTTAACTAGATCTCGTACACCATATGATGTACCTGTAGCCCAGTCACCTCGCCAGTTACCAATGTCTTCACCGACAGTAGGATTACCATTCAACAATCGTTATACGATCAGAGCCAGTAGCAGCCACCACCAGAGTTACAGATCCAGTACCATTGCTATTGATCGTTACTGTGTAGTTAGTGGTCAGCGTCAGTAGCGTGTCATTCTTGTAGACATCTACGTCACCTGAGTTAATGATCTCGAATGTAAATGCGTATGGGCCAACACCAGCGCTACCTGTGTAGACCACTCTTCGTGATACGTTTGATATTGGATAGTTTGCCATGTTAGTCCTTACTGTTTATATTTTCCGAATTCACGTTGCTTTTCTTTTACACCTTCAATTGCATCAGCTAGATCCATATTCTCTGGATCAGCAAGCAATATATATTTAGCGCCTTGATTAGTTGGTGTCCCATTGTACGCATCAGATATAAGCTTAGTTATCAATGATTGTGCGCCAGCAAGATCCTGTGATGCATATGCTTTAAACTCTTTACTAGATCCAAGCTTAACAATATTGTCTTCAAGATTAAATGTTTGCGTAGCTATTTCAATCCATTGATTATATTGCTTATCCGTTAATTCAACACCATCAATTTTCTTTGGTATCTTAGGCATTGGCACTTTGTATTCCACTAGTACGGCATGAGCTGGGGAATACTTACCATCGCTTGATTTAAATGGATCAAACATTTCAGCCCAGTTACCTTTTCCGATTCGCTTTTGATTACCTGTAATTGGATCTAGCTGCACTGGTAGCGTATCTGATGTAAGTGGATTCCTAGACTTAGCTTGTGCATATGCCTCCCAAAATCCTTTCTCAGCACCAGAAAGAATGCCAACATCATCAGGAGATACCGCCTCCATGACTAAGCTTTTCTCTGGTTTCATAACACGCTCGATGCTGGCAATAAATGATGAGTAAGCGCCAAGTGGAGATCCACCAATTACATATGAGCTAGTCTGTTTGGATACCTGTGCCATCACGTTATAAAGCATTGATGGTGCATCCTTTGCCTTGGACGAAAACATTTTCATCAACTCACCGTAGCCTTGCAGCATAGGCTGTTCAGATGTGTATTGGTATAAACCTAAAGCGCCACCCATCATTAGCTTTTCCATGTCTACTTCGCTACCGTCTACCATCGCATACTCACCAGCTGTGGCAGCAATGGACAACATGGATGAGAATGGTTCGATACCAGCGTAGCTGATATACACTTTATCTGGTGTCTCTTTGATTTGAGTAATTTGTTTGTACTGAGCAATCAACTCTGGACTGACATCAGACTTATTAAACACAAATGAGAACTGCTGCCACATATCTCGTTGAATACCACCAGCATTAAAGTCAGACCAAAATCTAGGAGAGGCAAAATTTAAAACTGGTGTGCGACTCATAGCCTCCATCGCAATATTGGTAGGAGTCTTCACAAATGGGAAGAATATTTTTAGGACTGGTGTGTCCTTTAAGAATCTTTGAGCGCCTTGCAATCCTTCCTCAAGATCTCTTGTAAAAGTTACAGTTGAAGCCATTGATTTAGCTGCCTCTTCTATTTCAGCTGTAGGCTCAACTAAAAGTTTTTGATGTAATGCTGCCGATTGCTGTGCGGCTGTAACTTCATCAACACCATTTTTAATTAAGTTACTGTATTCCTTGTTAGCCTCTCTAGTTACCAGTGCATTTAATTCCATGCGGTATCCGACAGCTTTAAAGAATTCA